CCTGCCAATGGCCCCTGTTAGAGGGTCATTGGACTTGTAGTCATGGGTAGTATTCATACTACCCCTCATCACGCACATAACCCTTTATGTGTGATGCAGAACTCATTAGGCCTTCCGATACTTCGTCTCAAACTGACGAGCGGGTGGTTTTATATAATTAACCATAATGAAACCCTTGCCTGGTACTTGTCTAGAAAATTTGTAAGTTTTCAAGAGTCCTTTCTCAAGGATTTTCTTGATTGCTTGCACTTTAATAGACCTCTCCCAGAGTATTTTGACCTTTCTTCCTGATAAACGAGTTGAGACTAGTTTTGATGTGTTACTTCTCTTTGAGACATCAAACCTTCTTCGAAAGAATAAGGCAAGAGGTCCCTTAGATAATAACATCATCTCTTCTAACTCATCAAGTGAATCAGGTAAGAGGGTCAGCCTCTCCCAATACTTCTTAGAGAGGGAAATCCCTCCTAATGGTATTGGAAGATTTGAGTTATCACGGATGGCTAGGATTCTTTCAATCTTTAGTTCCAATCGGGTTTGAACCGAAAGGAACGGGGATTGAAAGAGAATTCAAAGCTCATCCCAGGTACTGAGGTAGCTCACGGCCTCGAGTAGGTGGCGAGGTGCCTTCTTTAATACCTTATCCTTAAACAAGGTATTATCGAATATCACACTCTCCGCCAAGTTAAGGGCCTTCTTGAACAATTTAACTTTAACATTATTTTGTTCTTGAAGGAAAGTTAAGTATCTGTTAAGAGGTATTACCCTCTTAACATCCTGCATAACTTCCGTTCAAAGAGGTGACCCGCAAGGGGCCTCCGAGAACCCAGAATGGACCATATAGAGAGGGAGTGAGTTGTAAAACTCAAACCACTTTCTATAGGCCCAAACTGTCCTTAACTCCTCATGTCCCACGGCCTTATCGGCCAATGGGAAATGAGACTTAAAATCGTGAGCATGTCAATAGTCTGGTCAAGCATTGATTTCCACTCCACGCGTCCAAAGTTCGTCTCAAAGAGCAAACAGTCTTTCAACTGTAGGCTCAAAGAGGCGACCAATGGATAGCGGTGAGATATCCGCACCATCTGCAATAATGTATCGAGACGCAAATTCAAGACCAAAGTGATTTTTATCCCTAACTACACTTTTGGTCAAGGAAATGCTAATCCCGATACCCTCCATTATCTTAATATAAGCTTCAGCTACTCCCTTGTGGGCGATGACAATGTCATCCCCTAGGACGAGATAGTCTGAAAATGAATTGATGCCGCACAGCTTGGCTGCCATGCGGACTAGATAGTGATGGCTCAATGCCATCACTGCTCAGGATGAGTACGTTCCCATACCCTGCCCAGTTAGGTACATTACTGCACCTAATTGTTTAGAGTAGAAAGGCGTACCCACCATCAATCATATCCAGGCCGCCCACACTAGTCGACCCGCTTTAGGGAAGGTGTGAGCAAGGACCTGGGCTTGTACTAAGATCGGCATCCGATCAGTAGCAGCAGTAAGATCAAGGGAATATACTTGTTTACCAAGTAAATATATTTCCCGACCTCACTGTTGTACTTTACGCTGATCATACGAAGCATCTTGGGGCAAACCCTTGAGATACTCCATGATCATGGCGTGCAGAGGCTTCAGAGTTAATTGTGTTATTCAATCTCTGATAGCAATGTAACGCCACTTCCCTGCACCATCTCCAAAACAAGCTAAACGACGGGTTTTCCCGAAGTTTATCAAGTTATGAAGATAGTTCCAACCTTTAATATTAAAGGGCAGATTTCAAAGTTTGTTTCATCCAAATCAATTCAAGAGTCCTCGGGGGGAGAAGATTACATCAACTCCTCCTCTGGACCCAAGAATTGATCGGTGAAACTTACAGATAATTTCTGCTGCAATAATATTTATTGGTTGTAGAGAGAAGGCGTATATATCACTCAAACGACTTAAGACATCAGGACCGTTAGGTCCTGATGCTTGTCACGTCCTCAGGTTTAAAGTACCTGGGGACCACAACACCTCGGGATTGTAAGTCCTATGGAGGTGTTGGTTGGGTGATAATTTCGGTATGCCTAAGGAGCTCATCTTTTCGCTATCTGAGAAGAAAAGGAAGGTAAGTTTAAAAATGTTTAAAAGCACTTTTAAACCTACCCCCTCATAAACTGTTTCCAGTTTATGAGGTCCTTCGCAACTCATATAGCGATAGGCTCGGAAGTATGACATAAAGAGAATCTTTTCTGATAATTCTCAACTTTCGTTGAGAATTGGTACAAGATACCCGGGGATTGGAAGTGTGTGACTTGTCTTACGTCACACACCCCTCTGGTCAACCGGAGTAACCTTCCCTATTAAGAAGAAATTCTTAATAATCAGGAAATCCTCTTTAAGTCACTTAGCAACAACATGATTATGGCCCTTCTTAAGAAAGGTTTGTTGGCCAGAATATGCTTTAACTAGCATATTCTTTACTTTTGGGGTACCCAATTCTTCACAGAATTGGAATACCTTCAAAAGGACCTTCAAATCCGACTTACGTTGAGCTTTCTCACGTTGTTGTTGGTTCACTACTACTTTCTCCTCCTTTAATCCTGCTTTTGCAAGGTGAGGAAGAAAGAAGAAGAACCCCACCCATCCTATTAATAAATTAATAGGATAGATGAGAATCTGGATTGCCTTCTTTAGTAGATTTGACTTCTCTACTAAAGCCGGATACTTCACTGCTTTGCGGGCCTTCCTTTTAAAGAAGTGCTTTATGTGAACAGTGAAAATTCAGCGAAACCAGATTACGGACCTTATCACTAGAAATAGTATAAG